GCACGGCAGAACGACACCGAACCGCACCGCCAGCCGAGCCGACACGGAGCAGAGCAGAGCGGATAAAATTTTGTGCAGATTGCACAAAAATAACCATCACATTTTGTATACTATGCCAATTGTATTTATTGTGAATCAGTGGTAGAATAAATATATCAAATAAAGAAAGGCACACTATGCAAGGTGTGAATGGTGAATGGTTATGAAAAAGGTTGTTAATTTTACTAAAGATATTAAATTAGTAAATGATGGCTATAACAATAAAATAATTTATGGATTGAACAACGAAATAGTAGAGGAAATAACTGATACACTGGTTGGGGCAAAAAATTATATAATTAAAAAATATAATGTAATACAATTGCCGTCATTTAGACATCATGAAAGTTGAGGTGAAATAACATGAAGAAATTTCTAAAAGGAAAAATGAAAAGATATATCGGAAATGGTACAGAAATAAAAAAGTTCTATCAGTTTTTAGTGGCAAACGAATTAGTTCATAGTGATTATTGCTTTGAATATCCGTTTGAGCAAAAACAAACATATATGTTGACGATTGATACAACACATAAAATCGAGGGGTTGTCAGTAATATGGCTTTCTACTGATTTAGATTATATTGTTGTTGTTGTTTGTAATTATGGTATGGTTTATGGCGAATAAACAAACCGCCCTACCTAATAAAATAGGGCGGTTCAATATTACAATTAAACGATTAAGAACAATGCAATTGAAAATGTAGCCGTTGTTACACTTTCGGGGGCAGTAAGATTACAGTGAATAGATACGTTTTGCGTTGTATCATCAAAAGTTAAGGTTGTATTTAATGCATACGAATCGTTGTTTGTGTCAATAAATACAAATTCTTCTGTATTTGTTGTGCCAAGATTTCTTGAGAAAACTGGCGAGCACATACCGATAGTATTATTTGTTGTTCCTGTTCTCAATGTAATAACTGCATAAACCTGTGCATTTTGCCACTTATTCAATTCAAGTTCTGCATTTTCTCGGGTTGTTTGCAAATCGACATTTATATCGTTTCCGTCCTTTGTTCCGCTCACATTCTTAAAATTTGCAAGAACATTCGTTCCACGTTTTAAGTCCTCAATACTTTCTCTATTTTTTGCAATATTTTGTGTATTTGTTGCAATTTTTTCTGTATTTTCACTAATTCTATTTGAAAATTCAGAATTTTTCAAGTCCTGTTTTTTAGCATTGTTATCAATTCGGGTTGACAACCCACTTAATGAATCTTCATAAGCGTTATTTTTCTGTTCCTGTGCTGACTTAAAACTCTCGAAAGATGTTTCCAATGCTGACACCCTAGCAAGCAAATTTTTAATTGATGTACCCTGTTCGATTAACTGCGTTTCTAAAGTTGAAATATCCTCGGCATTTTCCGAAACTTTTCCATTCGTGGTTGCAAGTTCCGCTTTAAGAGTGTTTATTGTATTCTCTGCCGTGTCAAGTCTGCCCTTAATAGCAGAAATTTCAGCAGTGAATTGTCGGTCATTTACTTCTCCGTTTGCAACTTTTAACGCTAAAGCATGTAAGGATTCATCAATCAATTCCATCGTTTCGTTATACGTTGTAAGATATGACGTTGGGTCATTGTCCTCATAAAGAGGTATTTTATAATTTGATGTGTACTTCATATTGTATAATCTCCTTTCTTAATCTGTATAAACAACTGCATTGGCAAATAATAACCCTGCTACTTCCTGTTTCTGTCCTGTAATCCTAATCCCAATACTACCAGTTGAAGAATTAAAATTGATTCGTACGTTATATCGAATACCGTCTACGGTGTAATTGTAAGCACTTTCGGTTGCCGTAAATGCCTTATTAAATACGGCACTTGCTTTTTTCTCATCTGCCATTGTTTGCATAAACTCAAGCATGACGTGGGATTTTGTGAAATTTTCATCATTTTCAAGTCCTGTTTCAACGGTAAAATCTGCCGTGTACTGTTCTTTGCTTGGACTTGACGCAATAGCATACTTATATGTTTTGAAAAACCTATTTCCAACCCTAGCGGAAATTTCATTATTAAAGTGTTCCTGTCCTGTTGCGAACGATGTAAACCGTGTACCTAGGTCCACAAGATTATTTGACAATGTTTTTACTGCCGTATTCTGTGCCAGTAAATCTTCTTTTACTTTTGCTATCTCCTCCGTGTGTCCGCTCACGGTTATTGAAAGTGTGGAAAGGTTTTCAATGGTACTTGATAAAGATGTTTCAAGTGCCGATACTCTTGAGGCCAGACGTTCAATTTCTCTGTCAAGTTCTTCTCCGTGTAATTCTCCGCTTTCCGCTTTTGTCTGCACGTTGTGAATAGCCGTGTCAATTTCGGTTATCGTGTTGTTATAGGTGTCAAGGTAATTTGCAATGTCACTTGCCTCATAAATAGGCAAATTGTAATTTGGTGTAAACTGCATAATAAAATCTCCTTTCTTATAGGCGTTTATGACAAAAACTGGTTATAGCATTTGATAAACGCTTAAATGCCGTTAGTTGGTTCGTTAAATCGTTACTTAATTGTTTTATCTCATCTGTGTTTGTTTCAACTTTTTTTGACAATTCTGCGATATTCTTATCCGTTGCGGTTGAATTATTTTTCAACTGTGCAATGCTTTCGGTGTTTTTGCTTATATTTGTTTGTTGTGTTGCCATTGTTTCATCAATTTTAGTGGTTCCATCGTTTACGGTGTCAAACAACGGTTGGACGTCTGCAATTTCCAATAGTGGAAAATTATAAAATTGCGTACTTTTCAACGTCAATCACCCTTTCTGATTTCTGTCAAATTGTCATAACTTTTAATTCCATACAATTTTTTTATAAGCAAAAAGTTCGGTGCAAATGTTGATTCTTTTGTGTCGGCGTTAAATACTTCACAATTTTCTGTTACCATCTGATAGCCTGTTTCCGTTTTCGTGATAGAAAAATTTCTTGAAACTTGCGTCAGTGTGTTGTCGACTGTGTCCGTAAATGACAACTTTCCGCTAGCAACATCACATAATAAATAACATAAATTTGCATTTTTATCAGTATAAGCAAGTAAAAATTTTTCAAATTCCTTATCCGTTGTAATTTCAACTGTATTGCCTGTGTCGCTAACAATATCAGTATTGTAAATCAATTCGGACGTGTGCAAGAATTTATCCAACATATCTATCGGTATAACATCAATCGGCAGTATTCTTTTTGTCCAATCAAAATCATAAGCCGTTGTATTAGCACCGTCATAGTTACTCGCCGTAACTTCCCTGTCGTCATATTCTTTTGCAGTCTTGTAATTCATGTTGATTTTCTCTGCAATCTGATAACATAATTCTTTCAAGCTTATCTTTTTCCCTGTCCACGGACTAAAAGCCGTTTCTTTTTCCCATGTTTCAAAAATTTCAGAACCTCGAATATCAAAATTTCTTGCTAAAATTTTTAGTGAATCAAATTCCGCAACTGTCATTTTTAGTGAATCAAACGCAAAACACGTAATACCGTGGACCCTTAAATATAGATACAAGTCATTGATTGTCTTTTGCAAGTCATTCTGTCTACCCTGTGTTGGGTTGTAAACTAACGGAAATTCTTTTGTTATGTTGTCAACCCTTATTGACAATGCGTTGATTTTTTCAAGTAATTCAATTCGTGCTTGTTCGGTATAAATCCTTGTGAAATCCTTTACGGTGTTGTCACCGTCTACAATTTCAAGGTGTAAACGGTTTTCAACTTCTGTCAACAATACTTTAACTTCAAGGATTTCAGAATCCACATATTTTTTCGTGTTCGCCGTTTTCTCATCAACATAAAGTTTCATTCCGTCCACCTTGTCAGAAACTTTTTTGTTTTCTGCGTCGACATAACTTTTTAACTCTGCAATTTCGCCGTTTACATAGTCCGTCAAGTTGCTGATTCTTTGCGATAACAAGTCAAACAATTTTTTGATTTCCCCATCCGTGTAGTCATTTGTATCTTTTTTCAGATTGTCAACATCTGCTTGTAATGTCTGCAACTGATTCAGTAACCATTGTAACTGTTCTTCGTATGATTCACACTCACTATAGTATGACGGTAGATTGTATAACGGCGGTGTTGGTCTTATCAAAGTCAATTTTTTTCACTCCTTTCTAATGTTTCACGTGAAACATTTTAGAAAATACTGATAAACAATTCTTCCAATTCTGAAATTACAAGCATATCAATATTCAAAAAAGTTTCTCGATATTTTTGTAATAATTCACTTGGTGAAATTCCTTGGTAACCTTGCTTGTTTGTTGCTAACTGGTTGTCGTAATTCTGCTTTGCGTTACTACCGTACGTGATTGTGTTGTCTGTATTAAACTCGTTCTTGCTTGTCAAGTCGTTTGTCAACTTTCCTTGTGTGTCGTGCGTTGTTACAATGTCACCACTCTGCACAGATTCGTCCGAGCCTGTCCTACCTTTCAACCCTTTAACCGTTCCACTGGTTGAATCTGTTCCACCTTGTGACACTGTGCTAGCGTTGGTATTTTTCGTAACGTCTGCGTCACTTGCGTAATTTGCGGATTCGGGAAAGTTAGCGGATAACATTCCTTGTGGTGTATCGCTATGCACCCTCTTGCTTGTGTCAGTTCCCTCCGTTGTTGTTGTCTGTCCGTGCTTTACATCACTTGTGGTTGTAGTGTTTTCATTTTCACTACTTCCGTATGTTGTTTTGTTCTTCACGTCCTCAAATGTTTGCTTGTCTGTTCCGCTTTGCTCGTTTGTCTGCGTTCCTGTGTCTGTTCGTGTGCTATCTCCTGTCTGCTTGTTTGTGTCTGTGCCTGTCTTTTCTAAAAGGTCATTTCCTGTCTTTTTGCTGATTTCGTCATAACTATAATTTGTCAATGCAGATATTTCCAGTTCTTCCGATTCGTATAGTTGATTGTAAAATGGCATAATTTCAAGCATTTTCCGATTCAGTGCAAATATAAATTGCGTTACGGTTTCATAGCCAATTTCACGGTATCGAAAGTGATTTACAATTTTCGCATTTAATTCTTGGCGGTGTGATTCTGAAAAAATCGGGTAATGTTTTAGTCCTAAATCATACCCCATATCTAGCACACGCCGTAATTGAGGTGTCACAAAAGCCATGCTATCACTCCCCTATTTCTGCAAGAAATTCTTTTCCTAACCGTTTACCGCCCCATGGTGGACAATTCTTTCCGTTTATGTCAAAATGATAACAAACAATTTTTGCATTTTTGCAATATCTTCGGATATATTTTATCGTTTTCCGAACGGCTCGCACTTGTGCGTCAGTATAGCCGTTTACTGCGTTACATAATTCAATACTGACAGTGTTTTCATTTGTCAGACGTTTGTAATATCTTCCACCTTTTGCACTCTGTCTACCACCACCAACTGCGTAGGCAATTTGATTTAGTGGGATAGATTTAATTGTTTCACCGTTTGGTGAAATAAAGAAATGTGCGCCCGTGGTAAGTCCGCCCGTGTGTTTCGGGTCTTTTTTGAAATAATCGCAATTATTTTTTGCTGTGTCGCCTTTGTTTCCTGTGGCATGGATGGCAACGCCAATAATAACCTTTCTGTTTCTCTTTCCGTGCCACCTCTTTTTATTTGCAAATATCTTTTTCATCGTCTTCGACTCCTTTCCGTAACTGGTATAAGCAGTTTTTTAATTTTTTAGGGATTGGGATAATTTTTCCGCATATTTCCAAGATGGAAATACTTTCGTTGATGGAAAAGAATATAATCGTAAATGCACGAAAACTTTCTTGCCCTGTCATTCGGTCAATTTGGTAGGACAATCCCACTAATATAATTGACATGCATTTTTTTATCAACCCTTTCCAGCATATTGAGGAAGATAATTTTTTGAAATAAACGCCCTCAACCAAAATCCCACATATCATGTCCATTGACATAAGTATTAAAAGGATGATAAGTGAATTGTCAACCTTTCCAAAAATTCGGTTAATTAAAATCCCTAAAAAACCGCCAACCACTGACAAGGGGTTACATATTTTGTGAATCCAATCCGAAACTTGTTCCATCCATTTCCTCACTTTCCGCAAGATGTAAAATCTCGCTATAATCTCTAACACGCACCTCAATCGGCTCTGCTAGGTATGCGCTAAATTTTTTATTGATTTTCCTAGCAAATTCTTGTCTTTGCCACAAAAAACTTGCTCCGCTGATTCCAACCTTTGAATTGTTTGCTATAATCTCACCGCTTAACAATCTTTCTTTCTTTTCTTTTGGTGTTGTTACGCCTAAAAATTCAAGAAATTCATTCAGTGTTTTCTGTTTTAATTCATACAGCTTATCGAAAATTTGCGGTACTTTCATATCAAAACATTTCACTTGGTTCAAATCCTCAAAATTTCGATATGTATACAGAAAAGGTAAACCGCCCTCAAATTGTTCCATCAAATTCTTGACGGATAACTTTTGACTTTCGGGAGCGGATACCATAATCGGAAATTTTTGTAAATCGACATTGCTCCATATTCCCATTTCCAATTTTTGTAGTCGTGTTGCAAACATGTCGCAAACATCAAAAGTAGGCATTGTTACAGGATTGTTCAATCCATAAACACAATTATCAGCGTCCACATAGTCGGAAAAAACTACATTGTATCCAGTATATCCAGTAAAATAATTATACATATCCATGTTATTTGACGGATTTGCACGGGTATTGATAAGCGCCCCGTCTTTAACATACGCCAAAGCACGTCCATCTTCAAAAAATGATAATTCCAAAAAACGGTCATCCATCGTATTAGGTAATTTCCACTCAAATATCGACATTGCAATATTTTTCAACCATGCAAAATAAAACGAATATATCACTTGCCAACGTTGCGCTTGCTCCTTGTTCTTGTCTTTCTTTCTCCTCAACTAACTCACCTCATTTCCCTGTGAATAATCGTAAATCGTACTTGGGTTGTGCCAAAAAGTAATGCCGTTTACAAGGTCACGCTTAATTTTTGATAAATCTTCTTGGGGAATGTCTGCATATACATTCGCTTGCGAACACCTAACATAATTCCAGTTCGGACGCCCTGTGATGTTTGGCTTTTTCAACTGATTTACTTGGTAACCAAAAGCGCTGAAAAACTGGTCAATAGCCTTTATTTGGTCTTTCTTTGCATTTTTAATATAAAACCTTGGTGCTATATTCCCATTCACAACGGATATGTCACTTGCGCCACCGATTCCGCTCACGCTTGGAGCGGTCATTTGGTGCATTTTCTCAAGATTTTGTTCTGCCATTTCTGCACTTTTGACGTTAGTATACAGTGAATCAATAGCGCCAACCTGTGACACTCCGTAACTTGAAATGTCCGAACCTGTTCCCTCACCTTGCATTGACATTCCAAGTAAAGACGCTCCCCCTGTCAAGATACTTCCAACTGTTCCACGAGTTTGCGACATAATTCTGTTCATGTTTTGATTTCGCAAATTCATTTCCTGTTGACGGAAGTAAGCGTTTTGATTCGTTGTGTACGGTAATTCGGGATAAGTTTGGGAATTAAAACCAAAATCGGGGTTATCTCCTGTGCTTGTTCCTACCTCATAATTTATCGGCACAAACTGTATACAGTTATTTTCCGTAATGTTAGCATATGCAGTAAATGTTATATCATTTATGTCCTTAAAATTTTCAAAACGTAATTCCGAACCACTGTTTGCGGAATTGCTACAAACTAAATAGTGATAAGGATAAGTAAAGCATTTGTTATTTTTCGGGACATAGCCACTTATGTTTGTGTGTTGTATAGGAACGCTTATGTTATCAAAGGTGCTATAAGATTCGGTTGTAATTCGTGTTTCTTCCTCTGTAATCTTATCACTTGCAAGTTTTGGAATACATGAGACAAAAACAATACCACCGCTAACCTCATCATTGATAACTTTAAGCCTTAATTGCAACCTTGTAATACCGTCCACAGTGTTTGGAAAATATAGCACATCGCAAGGAAAGTAAATTCCGTTCGCTTTTCGTCCGCCTACCATTTTAGGGTCACCAACTTTTGAGTCAATATCATAAAGAGTTCCAACAACATAACCGCCAATCTGATAAGGGCTTTCGTCAATTCCTATCTTTTGTAAATTCCACTCACTCGGTGTTACACTTTCGGGGATGGTATGCTCCCCGATTTTGTCACTTTTAACGTGTTCACGCTCAACAAAACATTGACCGTATGTAATATCAAAAAGCCAAGTCTGCCAAACATCGGTTTGTAAATACAATTTTGTACAGTTTGGCGCAACATATTCGACACGGTTGATGAAAGCATAAAACCATTTATCACCAAAGTTTGTATTCTTGTACATGCAGTAATTCACATTGAATAACTTTTCAGCGTTCCACGGTACACGCATTGTGTTGTCTTTCCTCTGATATGTAAAATCACCCTTGGAAAAACTTCCAACTACTTTTGACGAAAAATAGGCAGATTGTGCCGACTTGCTTGAAAAAGTCAAGGTACTTTCGCCATCGTTCGCAAGCGGAACGGCTAATAGTTTTATATCGGTTGTCGGCTCAAAATCTGCCATAGTTTTTTCTCCTTTCGATGTTTCACGTGAAACATTATTCAGCAATTGTCATTTTAATGGTTGCGTCCTCATTTCCCATTGTGAATGAATACAATCCACCATTTACAACGGTTTTTGGCGGTTCTCCGTCAAGTCCTGTGTATGCAATCGTTACTTTGCTAGGGTCAACTGCCGTAACTTTGTATGTAACGGTTTCGCCATTATAACCGCTGTTCTGTACTTCCAAGCCGTATCCCTCTGTTACTGGGTCAACGGTTGCCGTGATGGTATGTTTTACATAGGATTCATCCAAAAAGACAACGGCATTTGACAACATAGACAACGAAAGCGTTTCAAAATGTGTCAAGAAATACGTGAAGAAAAGTCCCTGTGCGTTCTGCTGTTCGGACACTTCAAACAAGTTATCGTAAATCTGTAAAAGAGATTCGTCACACACTACAGCAAGAATAGCGGGATTGTCAAACTCGTCAATTTCTACCACGGAGTTTCTAAAGTCTGCCTGTGTCATATTGAACGCCTGAGCTAAAACCGTGACATTGATTGACTGTAGCACGTCTGCCCGCATTATAATAACTTGCCTGTCTTTATCACTCCATGTTTTGTATGCTTTACCCTCTGCGCCCTCCTGTTCAATATAGCGATTGTATTTTGTTGATGGATAGCACATTTTCGCTGATGTTGTGTTGACGGCAATCACAAATTTTTCGGCGTTATCCTTTGACGTTGTCGGGTTTGCAATCGTCTGTGTAACAAGCATGTCCTTCGTAACACCGGCGTCAATCAAGTTTTTTGTGTAGATAAATTCATCAATCGTATCTCCGCTATACATTGCAGACATTACGGATGAGATAAAATCATCCAGTTTTTCCCATGAGACAAAAGCAGTCTGCAACTGCTGACGACTGATAGAGATTGGGTACTGGTCCTCACGGTTAATAGTGTGGTATAAAACTTTCGTGTCGGGTGTTCTCCGATTCAGAGGGGTCAATACCTGTCCATCGGGTGTACGGATATACCCGTCCGAACTAAATCCCTGTGATTCTACGGGGTTTGTCCCGATTTCTTCTACGATTCCCCCTAATGGCGTGCTACCTTTCTTAAATCTCGCAAGCGGATTATTATACCGCTTGTTGTGGATAAATTCAAAGCCGATACGCTGAACAAGCGTGTTTACGAACATATTTCGTAACGATGAAATTTCCAAAATCGGCGTCGCATAACTGGAAATGTTTGTTCTCGTTGCCACTGGCACGGCATTAGCAAATTCAGTACCAGCAAGCGTACGCACCGTGTTCGCCATGTTTACGGCTCTGGTTGTTTTAGATGTTGTACTGTTTCCCATTTCTCTTTCTCCTTTCTTTTAGATGTACTCCGCGACGGACTTTTCAAGAATTTCCTCGTCTGATTCTTCCTTTTCATCGTCCGTCACAAACTCACTTTTCCTTTCTTCTTTTTCTTCCACTCTTGCGCCCTGTTTTCGCAAAAGTGCCATATTTGCATTCCGCAAACTTTCAATGTCCTCTTTCAAGTCTTTAATTTCATCGTCACGGTCAACGATTTTTCCGCTTAATTCGTGGATTTTATCGCTGATTTCTGACACAACTTCCGTCAAGAATCCCTCATCGTCTTTTTTCGTGAGAATTTCTCCGACTTTTTTCAAAAGTTCATCTTCTGAATAGGCTTTTTCTGTTTTGTTTTCATCTGTCATTTTTTATATCTCCTTTCTTATTTTTATATTTGAACTCTGCTATGTTATAGCAGATGTTCAATTCTTTCAAATAAATTTTTGGCTTTCGGCGAATCAAAAAAAAGTTGATTAAATGCAAAAGCCTTTTTTAATTCTGCTAGGTGATAGCATTTTCCACCACGAACCAAAATATTATTCGGTGTGTGGTCTGCTTTCACTACTGTATATGTTATCATGTTTTTATTTCCATTGCAAGAAAAAAATACTTCACCTTTGCAATAGTCAAAATATACTCCACAAACATTTTTTCCAATCTGCAAATTAAAGGTACACTTTGACGGTTTCTTCTTCAAAAAATCATCTGTGATGTGTAAATTTTCATTTTCAACCGCGTATTTTCCATACCTTGTCCCCTTAATGATTTTCCCAAAACGTGTATCATATTTTGTTTCTATGTATTCCGCACTTGTTTTTATTTCTTGGTATAGTAGGTCATTTTGACACCATATACCATTCTTTTTCACTGGTTTTTTCAGTTTGAAATAATCAAAATATGGACTATAACCATCTGTGTTGTTACTTGTAAAATATACGGTTACGTTTCGCATACGAGCAATACTCTCATAAAATTCTAAAAACTGTGTAACCTCATCCCTCAAATAACCATGATACTGGTCACTTTTGTCAATTAGGTACTCATCATAATTGATGTATTTTACTTTTGGCAATTCTACACCCTTGCCCTTTGTAAGTGCGCCGTAATATCCAATCGGTTCTTTATTTGCGTAAAAAGTACCGCCATTTTTACCGCCGTCTTTTGTAAAAACTATATCTTCAAAAAGTCCTTGTTCCTGTAGTGAATCAAAAAACCCTTTGCTACTTTTTGTCAAGTCTTCTCTGTATCTGCGCAAATAGTAAAACTGTGAGCCGTCCACAAGAAAACTTTCGACAAACATCTTTTTGAGCGAAAAACTTTTTCCGATTCCACGAGCGCCGTGTAGGAAATTGAACAAACAATTATATTGGTTTACTGTCTTTACGTCATAAAACATGGATTCATTCAAAGTTTTCACCTCTCTTTTTTATATCGGGTAGGCTCGCCACGTGTCACCGTGCGACAACGCCAACGGCTCGCCACCGTGACAATTTGACGTTGTCCGTGAGCCTTTTAACCCTTAAAATAATCATACTATATACATATGAATAAACTATGAACATAATTGTAAACAATTTATGAACATCATAGTTTTATTGTGAACGGTGTATCGACTAAAACTATCCCACCCTCAACTCTTTTCATGCGGAGTTTTCCGCTAAATTCCGAACCTAGACAGAAATTTTCAAAATTGACATTCTCGTAGCAAGAATCGGGCATACCCGCAACCGTTGGGCATAACTCGCCGTCAATCTGTTCCAAGTAACATTTAGAACGCAAAAATTTTGCTTTTTCAAAGTGGCTTTCGTGCGCCCATGCCCCAAGTTTTGTATCGTGTATTTCTAGTGCTGACACGTCCGCACCTTTTTTGCAGTGGATAGAATCCGTATCACAGTAAAGCAAGTGTTTAAGACCGACTTTCTGCGCTGACCGTATTGTATACGCACGAGCGTAGGCAGTTACAAAAGTGGCTACAGGTGTATATACTGGGTCACGATAGGTTATATCAGAGAGTATAAAGCCAACTTTTCCCCCTAGATATACAGGTATTTTACTTTGCAATTTTGGGTTTGTTCCAAACTTGCCATACAGATTATTAAGTAGTAATTTTGCAATCGAACGCAAACCCTTGTTCCCTGTCCGTGTTGCCTCTTCTTTCATCCCCATCCAATGGTTGATATAACTGTCAAACATGCCAATATCTGATTTGAACATGTAACCATCTATGTATTCAATATAAGTCACATTGTATTGTTCAAAAATCAATTCTAGGTCAACTTGTGTAAGTACTAACTCCACATCTTCTCCATTGCTACTTGTCAAATATTCCGTTGGCGAAAAAAGAAAGTTCTTTTTTATCTGTATACAGGGGACGTGATTCGACTTTAATTCAAATTGAATAACAACTCGCTGTATATACAAGTCATATAATTTATGTGGTTTATACTTTCCCTTGAAAAATTGAGGAACACCATAAGGGAAACGACAACTACTTGACGAGTGCATACGTGATGGAAAAAGAGAATTTACATCGTAAACATCACCCTCACCTATCATTTTATTTTTATGTAGTGGATTCGCCCACACAAAACCACCCTTGTATGACTGTCTGCAAAAATAGTCCGTCTCCTCATCCAACAACGGAAACCATTCAGAAAAATTATCTTTTCCGATTCTTTTTTTATAATCATTTATCGCATTCCCGCCGATTGTCATTTTTTTAAGACCTTGTTCAAACATCTTAACAAGACTTTTTCCAACAATTACAACATCATTTCTTAAATATTCAATTTCTTCTGACGTCAATTTATGTCCTACTTCTCGATAGCCTTTGTAGTTGATTTCTCCTTTCTTTTCTTCAAGCCCGAACGCTTTCGCCATATCATGGACGCTCATCGGCAGAATTTTCAAACTGTCATAAATTGTCACTTTGTTCGTGTATGTATTATCACGATAAAAACAGATTTCCATACAGTAAAATTGTCCCTTGTCTGATATGGTTGTTGTAAAGGTTTTTGAATCCAATTTTTTTCTATCGTCAACCCACGTATAGCCGTGCCTAAAAAGCCAATTCATGATAAAATCGCCGTCAAATTTCTCATTGTGGAAGTACAGTTTGTCATTATAATATATGGTAGCACACATTGTCATAAAATCATCAATGTTATTATAATACCAAAATTCATTACTAACTATATCATAACAACCAACTGCCCAAACACGACAATCATCTTCATCCGTGGTTGTTTCAAAATCACAAACGATAATTCGTTGGTTACAAGTTGCCTTTTTCTTTTTCATATGCTATTCTACGGCGTAAATTTTCTAAATAATTACTCGCTTTTTCCTGTTCTTCGCTTTTGTCATATACATAGTCAATATCCAAAAAATCTTCTTGTTGTACCCATATCATAAAGTTCTTTTTTGGGACTTTTTCTACTTCTTGCAAAATTTTTTTTGAAAAAGTAGGAAAATTTATTTCAACTGCTTTTTTATAATTTTCTGTCCATTGTTTTTCTTTCTCTTTTTTATATTCTTGCGTCTGCCGTCTTTCTAATTGTCTGATTCTTATTTCCAACTCCAGTGGTGTAAATTCCTCCGCTTTTTTTCTAATTTCAAACGCTTTACTTCTCTTTTTTATTCTCTCAATTCCAGTCGGTTTACCCTCGTCATATCTTTCTATTTCTTGCGTCTCTGCCAACCTTTTATTTTCTAAATTTTTAACACTTTCGTAACGTGCTACTTGCAATTTAGTAGGTTTTGCCCCACTTTTCCCAAACTGCGGAATTATATCTTTTGCCATCAACGCTCGTGCCTGTGCTTGTACGTCTTTATAACTTCCAACGGTTTCTAGAAATTTTGCAACCGTCATTTTCTGTGGCAGATACTGATGGTATTGGATAGGTGTTTTTCTTTTTGCTTGTCCAATTCTACGGTTAAAAGTTTTAACTAAATCACTAATATTTTCAAGTGTTTTTTCTCTCGGTTCATACATGTTACATCTCCCCTTTCATTTTTTTTTAGGGTGGATAGCGACTATTTGCTAACCACCCTAAAGGAAGAGAGTTTATATGTTCAAATTAAACTGATTATCTTTTTTATACGGCCCTTAAAATCGTGGCTTTATAACCACCTTTTGTTTTAACCTTGCAAACTTCAAAAGTGACACCGTCTTTCCATGTCGGCACTCCAAACAAGGCAAAGGCTCGTTTGATTGAGTTGTAGACGCCTTTTGAATTTGTAGCGTATGTCTTACCACCCTTGCAGATGAGCGTAATCATGATTTTTTCTTTTTCAACTGGCTCAAAGCCGTCCTTGTTTTCTTCCTCATCTTCTGCCGTGTAGCGTTCTGCATATACGTTTACAATGGTAATCTGTTTTCCAACCATATCATCAAGACTAGCGTCTGCGTTGTTGATAGCATTAAACAACTGCACTTTTTCTTCCTGTGTCTGACATTGCATGCTACAAAAAACATCATTCTCGCTTTTCATTGTAACTAATTCATTTCTACTCATTTTAATCACCTTTTTAACCTTTCTTTTTTACTGTTCGATAATTTCTGCGTGTGCCTGTTCAATAAAATCATTCAATGGCATTGAGTATTTGCAAGTTGTCTTTTTCACTTCTTGCAATACAGGCTCATTTGCTACGCCTTTAGCAATAAGAATTTTTTTTAGTTTGTCGTTACTATGGCGAGTACCGATAATACTTTCATGTCGCAGTTCTGACAAGGTCATTTCTCCATTTACAAAGATAGCGTCTTTGTATGAGACTTCCGTTATTGCAAGGTTGCGTGTAATAAACTTCTCCATATTATCTCTCCTTTCTATGTTTCACGTGAAACATTGTTTTTTATATTTACAAGGACTATTATAAAATGTAATTGTGTCCTTGTGAATAACAAAATGTAAATAAACTGTAAATTATGGTTGGTTTTCAAGTAGGAATTGCTCAAATTCTTCTACTGGAAAATGCACAAAAGAACCACACGGAAGATGTTGCATTTTTATCCCTACGAATTTTTTTAATAAAAAATCTCTCTCATTTACAATGTCTTTTGTGAATATCTCAAAATTTTCAAAAAATTCAATAAAGGAATCAACCCCACAAAAATTTTTATTAACGGATAAAGTTGCAACTTTTAAGCCTGTGCGAAAATCGTAAATTTCAAACAAACATTCATTTACTGTTGATATTGCAATATTGCCAAGTTTCAACACTTGTTTTTTTTCAACAATTATATCCTTTTCCGTTTCTTTGATTGTGTTTAATACACAAAAGTCAAAATTTCCCGTCATAATATCAAACCTCCTTTCACAAGTGCTAATATAATCAATGCCAGTAAAACAAGGCATAAAATACAATCTAAAACACCGAAATTATTAGATAGATTTACATAGTAACCAATACACACACCACCATAGTAAATATTTCGCTTTTCGTCAATTACTAAATTGCATTTTTCTAACCATTTAAGAAAAGTACAAACTGTCACTTTTTTGCGACTCCCATCGTCAAAATAAACCTTTACCATGTTATAAACCCCTTTCTAATTCGTTCTGTACTTCTGACAGAATTGTATACAATTTTTCCATATATGATACTGCATTACTTTGTATTGATTTCAAAATATTCATAACAAAAATTGTGTAAATTTTGAAATCCAATATTGCTTTTAATAGGCTTTCTTTTTTGTCTGCATACAGGCATAGTGTATTATTCACTGTGCTATAATTGCAGTTATTACACCCGACGCACATTACATACGTGTCAAGTATTGTTTTGTTCGGAAAGGCAATGTGAAGATTACCTTTTCCAATTCTGTAGTTTTCGTTCATTTTATCACCTCAATTCTTTCCACTGATTCAAATTCTTCAAGGTCAACAACCCAAACAGTATTGTCATCTCGAATAACATGAGACTTAAAATTCATAACAACCATTACGCCATAATGATTTGACATTTGTCGTTCCTCCGGAATTGCAAAACGATTTTCATGCGGTTTTGTATTTCCAAAATAATATATATCATTGCTTTTAATAAATCTAGGATAGCCTTTTCTTATCACATATGGCAAGTCCTCATATTTTACTTTTCTTGTTTTTATAACCATTTTTTATTCTCCTTTCTAATTTTGTTATTTTATTCAACGGAATCTCTTCCACAATCCCAAGCAATATCTAGCATTTTTTTGAACGTCATCTGTCAATTCTACATCGTCCCACCAAGAC